TCAGGGACGCTGGCGCTGGCAGATCGGCTCGACCACCCGCTGCGTGGGCGTCATGCCGGCCGAATGCTGGATCATCGGGTCGGCGCGCTCGGCATATTTCACCCACGCGCACATCTGCGCGAGCGCGAGGTCGAGGGCTGCTGGCAAGGACTCCGGCCGGCGGCCCATGGCGGCAGGCGGCGCCGTCTCCTGGACCTGCTGTACCGTCAGCGCCTTCTCGATCTTGGTCACGATGACGGGGCGCGGCTCGATCCGAACGATCGGGGTGCGCTGGGCGCAGGCGGCAAGGATCACAAACGCGGTGGCGAGGGCGAGCGTCTTCACGGCCAAATCTCCCGAACGGTGTCTGAGGGTACGCACACGGCGGCGCCCGGCCGCGTGGCGGCGGCGGACGCCCTGAGCCGGTCGATCAGGGCCTGGCCCTGCAAAGTCTGTGTCTGGAGCGCGCGGAACCGGGCCTCGAAATCCCGCTGGCGGGCCGCGTCGTTGTTGGCGGCCGCGAGCGCAGTCGAATTGCACAGCGCCAGTGAGGCGTCGAGCGAGCGGACGGAATTGCCCAGCGCGGTGATCTGAGCCGGGACGTTGCGCTCGTCCAACGTCGGGCTGCCCGCCGCCGTCCGGGTGGCGGCGACGACCGATGCTTTGAAGACGCGCTCCGCGGCGAGGTCCGATGTCCTGCCGGCGAGCGTCGAGCGGGTGATGAACAGGGCCACGACCAGCCCGATCAGCAACACGCCGAGAAGGAGGGAGAAGAAGCCGAGCCGCTCCGATTCGTTGGGCGGCGACTCTTTCCTGCCGAGCAGGCTGAACAGGAACGCGCCGATCGTCACGAAGAATGTCATGGCCTGTGCCTCTCCTTGCCCTTGTGGGCGTCCGCGCGCTCGATCCTTGTCCCGTCCGGATAGGACCCCCAAGGCCGGCACTGTCCGCAGTCGGGCGCGCCGCAGGCCTGATGCGGCAATATGACGCCGCCCCAGCCGGTGTAGGTGTGGAAGCCGGCGAGGGTCATGCCACTCCCATCCTCTTTTCGACCGTGCGAATGCCATAAAGCGCGCCGACGAAGGCCAGCGTGATGATCCGCGTTCCGTCGCTCATCGGACGGGAGAGCAGGTCGCACAGACCAAGCGCCCAGGCCGCGCCGAATACGCCAACCCAATCGAGCGAAGGGCGGGCGAGGCGGCCATAAAGCTGATAGGCCCAATGCGTACGGATGGGGCTGTCCGGCATCGGGATTGACGCCGGGATTGGGCGGGCGGCATCATCAGTGACTTTGGTCACCGCATATACCCCTTCACCCGCTCCCGGAACTTGACCATGTCGAAAGTCGGATCGATCTTCCGACGCGGCGCCCACTCCTTGTGGCCGATGCACCATTCGGGGCCGGCCTTGATGTGCTTGAGGATGGCGGCGCAGCCCTTGGCGTAGGCAACGAGCTGGGCTTCGGGCCATGGATCTGAAGCGATGCCCTGATTCTCCGCTTCGATCCCGATCAGCGACGCATTGCCGGCGGTGAGGCCCTTCCACGATCCGGCCCCGGCATGGTTGCACCTGAGCGCGGAAACCACCGTGAACGTGCAGTCGCGGGCAAGGTGGAAGCTGAGACAGCGGGCCGGGGAGATCGGGGCGGCCGCGCACGATCAGCGGAAGGCTGGGCGCGTTGCCGGTTTTCGGGCCCGCCGTATGGTGGCAGATGATGCCCTTGATCGCCCCCATCGGGCCGCGGCCGCGCGATTGCCAGCCGGGATGCTCGACGACCCTCAGGCCGGCCTCGCGTAGAACCTGAGGGAGCCAGGTGAGGGGGGTCATCGTCTATTTCGCCTCATCTGCTGCGGCACGTCGCCAAGCGGGCCGGCGAAGACTTGAAGGGTTCCGGGATCGATGATCCTCCTGGGCTCCCCGCCTTCGCCGGCCAACTGAGCGGCCTTCGTTGCACGAAGGCGGGCGCTCGCCGTGCTTCCGCCAGCGGACTCACACCCATTCCCGCATCGACAGGGACCATCGGCTCAGGTCCGGGTTCTGGCGCTCGTATGCCTCGATCCGATCGAAGAGGCCGTAGTGGATGCGCTCGTTCAGGCCCGCGCTTGTGGCGGGATCCTCGACCACCAGGATCACTCTCGTCTCGCCGGCGTCGAGGGCCAAATCGTAGAGGGCATCGACCTCGGCATCGGTGAGATCGCCAAACGTCCAGCGATAGCCGGCCTTGCGCGCGCCCTCGCCGATCCCAAAGCCTCCGCCCAGCAGCTCCTCTTTGGTGCCGGTGTCGATGATCGAGCGTCCGCTCCCCCACTCCCGATTGTGGGTGGGTTGGAACGACAGCCCGACCGCGACGATGCCAATCATGTAGGTGGCGCCGTCCGGCGGATTGACCGTAATGCGGATGTAGCGGTTGGCGACGGGCGCCGCGAGGCGAAGGAGTCCGTGGCGCCGCTTCGGGACTGCCACGGATGAGACGGCCTGAAGGCCCGTCAACGCAAGGTGGCTCGTGGTCGTATAGCTGCCGGCGCCCCCCGTGACTGTCCAGGTGGCGTTGATGACGTCGAAATAGCCGACATAGATCGTGTCGATCGATTTCGATGAGCCAAGGTCGACGTCGATAACGATCGCCGCGCCTCCGCCGGACCAGACCTCCTTCGGGTCGGGGGTTAGGAGATTGGAACCGCCAACGCCGTGGCTCACCGTAAGGGCGCTGGGCGCAAGCGGCCGGAGGATCGTCATGTTGCTCATGCCAGCCTCCTCAACACCGTCAGCTGCGTCCGCCGGACACTCTCGGCCTCCTCCACGCCAATCACGAACACGGCCAGGCCTCCTTCATATCCGAGACGGTCGGCGACGATCGTGACCGGCAATCCCAGCAGGTCCGAGCGCAGACCGGGCACATCATGCGTCTCGACCGCCATAGGTCCCTCCCAGAAGGCCTGCTGGCGCGCCGCTTCGGTCGCTGCCGCCGCCGACGTGGCGAGCGGGCTTATGATCTCCGCCTCCACGGCCGTCGCGCCCCATGCCGCGGCGACGCCGGCGTCGGTCGCGGCTTCGAAGAGGGCGCCCTTCTTGAGCCACTCGATCGTTGCCGTATCGATGCTCATTCGGCGGCCGGTTTGGGCAGCGAGAGCCTCAGCTCGGCCAGATCGTCAGCGTGCGCCGCAGCGTCTGCCTCCGCCGCTTCGGCGCGGGCGATGGCGGCCTTGCCCGCAGCCACAGCCTGCACGGCCGCAGCGATCGCCTGGTCGGCCGCTTCGATCAATCGCGCATTCTCGGCGCCGATGATCGGCCCGATCTCCGCTTGGGTGACCGGACGAGCGGGCAGCTCGCGCTCGCTGATAAGCTCGCCGCCGTCGACGACGCGTTCCAGGTCGATGACATGGGCTCCGCGATAGCCGTCCGGGCCGAAGCGGATCAGGATCTCGTGGAGGTGAGAGGTTCGCTCAATCGTCATGGGATACCCTTCCTAGGCAACGACGGCGCGATCGCTGTGACGCCGCCAATTTGTTCCGTCCGAAAAGGCGGTGGTCGCGCCGCCGGCCTCGTTCGAGACGTAGATGATGGCCCCGGCCCCATGCCCCGATGCGCTCGGCAAGGTGCCGACCGTATAGGACGAGGACCGGACGCTCCCCGCCACCGCGACGCCGTTCGCCGAAATCGTTATCCGGTCGGCCAGGCCATTCTGCTGGAAGAAGCGCAACGTGCCCCCGGAGGCGTAAAGAAGCCATGCATCGGTCGCGCCGGTTGAACGGTCGTTGAGCTGGGCGGCGCCCGAGGCCCCGGAGGCGATTACGGAGGTCGCAAACGTCTGCAGCGCGCTCCAGACATTGGCCGCGTTGAGGAAGCCCAGCGCGTTGCCGGAGGTGCCTGTGCTGGCGAGCGCCGCCGAGCCCAGTCCGAGGTTCGTCCGGGCGCCCGCCGCCGTGCTTGCGCCGGTCCCGCCCTCGCTCACGGCCAGATCCACGCTGAGCAGCACCGCGGCGTTCGCGTGGAAGTACCCGTCGCTCCCTTTGTAGACAAAAGCGGCCGCCTGGAATGCGAAGCCGCCGCCGGCATCGGTCTCGCCGATCAGCCACTCGGTCGCCGCCAGATATCCGACGTTGGCATAGGTTAGTTTCCAGCTCATTTTCCCACACCTTCCCCTGAGCGCCGCTCGAGACGCTCGGCCACTCGTTCACAGATCAGGTCGAGAACTCCCGGCGGTAGGCGCTCCAGCCATGCCTCGGCCACCAAGCGTTGACGTTCGGCGGCTTCAGCGCAAAGGGCTGGGCACCGCCCCCAGCGGCGCGCCCGCTCGTCGAACCGTTCGCGCGCCAGGTCGCCGAAGCGCGAGACTTTGATGGCGCGCCACCCCTCGGGAAGACCGGGCGCAGCGCCGCGCCCCGTCATCACCTGCTCGCGCGCCCCATCCGGACTTAGGAGCAGCCACCGGCCCATCACACGCCTACCTGGACGGAACAGGTGGTCCCGTCGAAGATGATGGATCCGCCGCTGGCCGGAAGTGCAGCCCAGAGCTCGACGTCATAATCGCCGTTAGTGGGTGCCGCGGTCTGGTTGCACGTCACCGAGGAGGGGTAGAGGTCTCCACCAATCCCAGGATCCCTGGTCGAAACACCGCCGGTGACGGCCGCGCCCATGTCGGTCGGCGAGGCCATGTTCGTGCCCGCGGTGGCGTAACGCCATTTGACCTTGGCCGCCTGACCGCCGCCGACACCGAAATATTGATAGCCGAGCGCGGACGCATAAGCGCGAATCGTCTCGCCCGTCCCTTTGGTGATCGTGATCCTGTCGCCGATCCTGACATAGGTGGGATCGACGTTTTCGATCAAATCCAACGGCCCGAACGAACCGCTCTTGTTGCCGGTACCGCCGCCCGAACCGGAGCCGCCGCTGGGCGGCTCGGCACGATCGACGCGTACAGGGATCCGCTGCACCGGCTGCGCGACACCGCCGACCGTGACCGTCAGATCAATCCAGCCGGTGGCGGCGGCGGTGATCGTAATCTGGCCCTTGCTTGAGCTGGCCGCCACGTTGTCGACCGTCGCCGTGACGTTCGTATTGGAGATCGAGTAGCTGGTGCCGGCGTCCGTGCGGATGTCGACGCCGCCCCGCGTCACCGCGGGCGTCAGCACGCGGGGGTAGGACGTGGTGGGGATTACGCCGAGCCAGTCGGCCGCGAACGCCTGGTCGACCGGTCGGACGATCACCACCTGGTTGTCGGCGGTGTTGTCGGGACCGGCCCCGGCCTCGGTCCAGGCCAGCTCGACGGCAGCTCCATCGAGGATTACCGCGCCGCCCACGAGCTGAAGGAAACCGGAACCGGCGACCCGCACGTAGAGTCGGAAATTATCGTCGCTGTCCTGCCAGTGCGCGCCTGGTGCGCTGTCGAGCGCCGCCGGCGGGGACTCCTGGACGAACGACGCCCCCGCTTCGAGCAGGATCGTGGCGAGCTCGCCTTCGGAATGAACGCGGCTCGCCCTCTTATAGCCGACGCGCCGTGTCTTGACCGGCGGCAGTGTCCGCAGCCGTTCGACCCTCTCCGATCGCAAGGTCGCGACCGGAGCTGCGAACGTCATTTCCCGAAGGGTCACCGTGCCCGCGGGATCGAGCGGCCAAAGCAGCGAGATGGGGAGTAGGAGACGATCGAGAGTGCTGGCGATCGTGTCGTTTTCATCGACGGAAATGCCGCATGCGTCCGGCCGCAAGACAGCGGCGGGCGCGACATTGGTGATCGCCGGACCAGAGACCGCTGCAAGGATAGCCTGCGCGATCGCCGGGCCGGTTTCAACATAGCCCGCGCCGACCTCCCCGTGGACGTCGGCCGTGAGAAGGACGGGTCTCGTCCACCATTTCGCGCAGCAGATCGAGGGCGCGACGACGCCGGTGCCCACGGCCGGGGTGGAGGTTCGCAGGGCTTCGAGCGTGGACGAGATCGAGCCCTGCCACGCGACGACCGCATGAGCGGGCGCTTCCTCGCGGCCGATGTCGCGCACCAGATCAATCGACTGCCACGGGAACGCCGGATCGCCGAACTCAAAGACGTTGTTGGCCTTGTCGAGGATCCGGCCCTCGATGTTGAATGCCTGCCCCCAGCTCCGCCGCTTTATCCGCCCCTTGGTCTCCGCGCTGCCCTCGACCCCGCCCGTACCGAGAAAACGGGCGGTAACGATGCGCTTGGCGAGGTCGGCCCCGAAATCGGCGACCGTCAGGACGAGCTTCTGCCCCTGGACCTGGGCATCCGCCACCTTTCCCGTCAGCCGGGCCGTGAAGACCCCGTCCTCCTCCATCCCCTCGGAGACGGAGATCGGAGCGTCACGCCAGAAAAACGCGGCCAGCTCGGACAACGCGGCTTTGCCCGCGGGCGCCCATGTGATCGCGCCGGTGGTCGGCACCGTCTTGCCGGTGAAGCCCGTCTCGTCGACGTCGAATGAGGCCTTCAGCCGCGGCAGCGCGGCCAGGCCCGCGCGATAGGATTGGCCGCCGTAGCGATACCCCTTCAAATTGCCGCCGCCGGCCATGCGCACCGTCGTGGCGGCGCCCGTTCCGGCGTTGCGCGGCTCTGCGGTGATGAGCGCGACCGGGGTCATGAGAGCTGCGTCGTCCGGACCACGTCGATCGTCGACACGTCGTATCTGCTGTCCAGTATTACGGCGGTGAGGTTCTCGATCGAGCCGCCGATGCCGCGCAGGACGGCGGTCTGCTCGGAGAGGTGGTCATTCGCCTCGTTCAGCTGGGTGTTGGTCTCCTTCGCCGCGTCCATCGCCGCCTTCACGCGCTGGTTTTCGAGGTCGATGACCCGCTCGGCGCCAGACCGGACCTGTTCGAGACCGGCGGCATATTCCGCGCCCGCGGTGCCGAAGCCTTCGTGCAGCAGCGCGATTAGGCTGCGGCTTAAGTCCGCCTGGCGACCGGCCGCTCCTTCGACCCCCGCCTCGGCTTCCGCCTGGGCGGAAGCGAGCTGCTTGCGCAGCCGGGCAACCTGGTCATTGATCGACCCTTCGAAGAGATCGCCGAAATCGAGGTCATCGAGCAGCTGCCGGAGCGCACCGGTCCGGCTTTCCAACACCTGCTGCTCGAGCTTCAGTCGATCGGCCGCGTTGATCTTTTCGATCTCGAGGACGTCAAAGCCGTATTTGGCGGCGATGCGGACCCGCTCGGCCGCCTGGCGCTCAAAGTCCTTGAACTGCTTCTCGATCGCGCCGATCGGGCCCCTTAGGAGCGTCTCGATCTCGTCCACCTTCAGCGCCTCGCGCAACGCCTTGTCGAGGTCGTTCGAGGAGCGCAGCGCCTTCTGCACCGCCTCCGAGAGCCCGACGACGGCGCCATCCTTGATGGCGTCCATGATCGCGTACATGATCGCGGCATTCTCATCGTCGCCGAAGTCGACCGCGCCCTTCTTGGTCTTGGTGCGGCCCTGACCGGTCGGATCAACGCGAAACTTGCCGTCGCGGACGCCGATCGAGACGGCGAACGCGCCGATCTGACCGCCGAGCTGCTCGGCGATCTGCTGCAGCCCGTTTTGGATGCCGCCGGCCAGCCCGGACGATTGCGATCGGAAATCCGCATTGTTGCCGCGCGTCGAGACCGCGCCGTCCACGCTGGTGATCGTCGCGGATCCGCGCTGGGAGCCCCCGAAAAGGCCGGGAAGCACGCCGCCGAGCAGCCCGCCCAGGATGGAGCCGAGCGGGCCGCCGCCGATGCCCAGCATGCTGCCGATGCCCCCGAGGAATTTACCGCCAAGGAGGTTACCGACCGCGCCGCCGAGCTGGCTCCCGGTGCCGCTGGTGCGGATGCCCAGGCTGCCGAGAGCCCCGCCGGCCATGGCGCCCATCGCGGCGCCCTCGAGGCCGCGAGAGACGCCTTTGCCGATCAGCCCCGCCAATTGCTCGCCGAGGAGCCCAGTCAGCAGCCCGGTCACCATCTTCTCGAAGAATGCGCGCGGGTTGGTGATCAGGGGGCTCCGGATGGCTTGGACTATTTGCTCCTGGTCGCCGCCGAGCCCTTCGGTGGTGTTGAACCAGCCGCGCGCGATGGCGTCCATTCCAGTAGAGCTGAGAACGTTGGGAATATTCGCCGGCGCCGCCTGCCCGTTCCACACCGCCAAGTTCTGAGCCGCGCCAGACAGCGGAGCGGTCGCAGCACCAGCCGCTCCACGAAGCGCGCCGGTGAATTCGCCGAGGGCGCCGGTCGCATCGCCCAGGGCGCCGGTCGTGCTCGCGACAGCCGCGGTCGCCGTGTCCGTCGTGGTCGCCAGTTGCTCATTGGCCTGCCGGACCCGGTTGCGCCCGGTGATCTCATCCTCGAGCTGGCGGAACGCCGGGCCAAAGGTCATTTCGACGAACCGCTCAGCGGTCAGGCGGTTGAATGACTGCCTCAATTGGCCCGGCAAGTCGATCAGTGCCCCGGCGTCGCCGCCCAGGACGGCCTCGGCGATCGCGGTGATCCCCTTGCGGGTCTCGCCCAGCGTGTTGAGGTAGAGCTGCTGGCGTTCCTGTAGAAGCTGGACGGCCCGCTGCTGTTCGCGCAACGCGGAGACGTTGGCGAGGATCGCCTCGCGCTGTTGGGCGTTGAGCGGCCCCTGCTGTTGCTCGAGGCGAAGGATCTGGGTGAGGGCTTCGGCTTCATCGCTCCGACCGCGCGCCTGGAGTGCGCCAATCCGAAGGCTCTCCTCTTGGGCCGCGATGAAGTCGTTGTAGGGCTTGTTGATGCCGGCTTCGATGATCGGACGCGCCGCACGCGCCTGGGCCAGGAGGGCCAGGTAATTGGGCGGTTTGCGCTGCTCGATATCGGTCATCAGATCGTTGAGGTCGGCTAGCCCTCGCCGCACTGCCTCGACCTGGGGCGGTGTGTCGGTGAAGCGCTGGGAGAGGGCGGTGATCCGGTCTGCCGTATCCTCGCCGAATTCGGTCTGGTCGGCGCCACGGCGCTGCCGGCGGCCCCCTCCGCCAGACGAACGCTGGCGGAACCTCTCGCCTAGCCGCCCGGTCCTGATCGCTTCCAGCGCTTCGTTCGCGATGCGGAGGCCTTCCTCGCCCTGCTCCCTCTCGTTGAGGACACCGGCCAGGGACATCCCCGAGATCGGCAGCCGGCTCGTGTCCGCCAGGCCGAGTTGGCGAATGGCTTCGCTGCGCGAAATCGGCGCTCCCGTGCGCCGCCCTGGGATCAGGCCGGCATTGATCGCGATATTCCGCAGGTTCTGAAGCTGAGACATTGACTCTGGGGCGATCGCCCGCGCCGCCAATAATTGTCCGGGCGAAAGTCCATCTAGGTAGCCGCCGACGCGCTGTCCGAGCGCCATCGGGAATGCCGTGCGATTGATCTGTTGCTGTGATTGAACTCGAAGGTTCAAGGCCGTCATGATCGCATTGGCCCGCAGCGCCTCGGTATTGCTCCTGATCTTGCCGGTCGAGAGGTCGAATATCTGGCCCAGGACGCTCTGCGCCTGGCCCAGCGCGTCGACCGCTGAGATTGCCTGACGGCTGGCTGCGGCGTGCTCGTCGGTTGCATCGGCCGCGGACCCGCTCCGGCTCGCGAACAGCCCGAGCACCGCGACGCCGGCCAGGAGCGCCGATCCCCACGGACCCGCGAAGAAGCGCGCCGCCGCAGCGCCTGCGATCGCCAGCCTGCTCTTCGCCGCCGCGTTCTGGTTAGTAGCTACCTCATCGGCCTTCATAGCGCCGGCGTTGACCGCAGCTGCGGCCGTCAAGCCACTCATCGCGGGGACCGCGGCCCTGTCCGCGACGGCGAGCTGGAAGGTCTTGCCTTCCAGGCTGGCAGTGGCGCGGTCGGCACGGCCGAGCGCGACCGAGTTGGCGATCGCGGCGCGCCCCTGCTTTGCCAGGCCGTCCGCGCTGTTGCCGCTCGCCTCGAACATCTGTTGGAGCGCGCTGGCGAGCTGGCCGCCCTGCTGGGCGAGAATGACGAAGGGGTTGATGCCGAGAGCGGCCTGCTGGCTCACATCCTGGATCTGGAAGCCGATTTGGGTATAGGCGGCGCGCTGGGCGCCGAGGTTCTGCACGTTCCGGGTGCCCGCGGCCACTGACTCGGCCGAGGCTCGCGCGGCGATCGCGACGGCCCTGGAATAGGTCTCAGCGCCGATCTTGCCCGCGATGTAGGCCCGCTCCGCCGACTTGACCGCGCGATCGAGCGCGCCGGTTGCGGCCACGGCCGGGTGGGTGGCCCGGACGACCTCGCCGATCGCGGCGGCGTTGACCCGCATCTGCGCCGCTTGGTCCCTGGTGAACCCAGACAGACGCGAGACCGGGCCTCCGGCCTTGCCGGAGCTCCCCGCCAAGCGGTCGATCGCGGCCGTGCCCTGGCCGGCACCAGCCACCAAGTCGCTGGCGTCGGCGGTCAGCCTGGCGGAGACGACGAAATCGGTCATGACGGCCGCGCCCGGCCGGCTACGATCACTTTTTTGACCACTGAGCGATCGCGCCGCCTTCCAGGCTGCGGATGTCCGCGAGGATCTCGGGCGTCAGGGTGACGCTGGTCGCGGCCGCAACCGTAGGCAGCGCCGAATAGTCCAGCCCGGTTCGGAACGCCCCCGCCATGCCGGCACCTACCCATCGCCACTGCGTCTCCATGCCGAAAAAGAGGCTCACCGCGGCCACCATGTCGGGCCAGATTTCGATCCGCTCGTCTTTCGCCGCCGCGAGCCGCGCCAGCAGCTCCGGCGGCACGATCGCGCCGACCGCCCTCAGCTGCTCTTCTGGGGTTGCTTGGGCGCCGCCTCCGCGCCCGCCGGCCCAGCGGCGGGCGAGGCTTCGGAGTTTTTTTCCCGAACCTCCGCCTGGCCATTCCAGGCCTTGATGTACGACATCACCCAACCGAGCAGGAAACCCGGCGCCTGGATCATGATGTTGAGGTTCTTAGGCGTGAACGCAAAGGGCTTGCCATCCTCGCCGACGATCTCCTTCCAGTCCGTCGAGACCGACCGCACGAAGTCGACCGGGTGGCTCACGCCGCCGCCTGGCGCGCCGCCGTGCAGCGCGACCCGGACGAATTCGTCGAACCGATCGAGGTCGACGAGCTCGACCTTCATCCGGATCGTGTTGGTGACAGGCTCGCCGCTCTCGTCGAGCGAAGACCATTCGATCGCGCACCAGGCCGACCGGATTTTGGTGACAACATACATCGGAAAAATCCTATTTGGAGGTGATCGTGAAGTCGTCGTTGCCCGCGGAGCTCGGCAGGAACCGCATGGGAATGGTGGCCATCAAGAAGCCCTGCTCCTCGGGGGTGCTGATCAACCCGATCAGGGCGCGCGCCGCGTCGACCTGAACGATGTTTCCGGCCACGGTGCCGTGGACGAGCTGAAGCGCCTGCGTCGTGCGGCTGAGCATCTTGGTGTAGTAATTCTTGGTGCCGATGTCGGGGAATTCGACCAGCGCCTCCGCCGTCACCTCGCGGTTGCGGAACGCGACCCTGTCGGCCGGCCCGGTGAGCGAGCGCGGCTCCGTCTTCGCGCCGAGCGTGATGACCAGGCGCCGCAGCGGCGGCGAATAGGCGTCGAGCGAAAAGGTCGTGTTGGCGGTGTTGACCAGCAACGGCTCGGCGAACCCGGTCAGCGTCGGCGCGCCGGGCACCACCTCGGACACGATCCCCGCGGGCGGAAAGCCCACCATCGAATAGGCGAAGAACGGGATTTCGTCGTCTTCGAACGTCATCGTGAAGCTGCCGCGAGCGCCGAGCGCAGCGACCTTGAGGTTGTCATAGAACGGCCATGCGGTCGCCGAAGGGACCCCGGCAGAAATTGGCGTCTGCACCACCGACGCACCGCCGGCCACGCCCGCGTCGAAGCCGCAAACCCTATTGAGCGGCATCCAGGCCGGCACCGTGGTCGCGGAAACGCCGCTGCCGGCGATCTCGACCTCGAAGCTGAACGGCTTGCGGATCTGCTTGTAGTAGCTCGGGCGGGCTCCAAAATACTGGCCGTCCAGCTCGCGTACGCCCTCATCGCCTTCGAGCTGCGAGGCGTCGAGCTTCCGGGTGAGGATCGCGTTCGTGCCCACGACAGGCGCGCTGTCGACGCCCTCCGTCGTCTCGATCTTGAAGAGGAGGAGCTTCTTTTCGCTGCTCTTGGTCATTGGTCGGCTGTCCCTTCATTCTGCGCGGCCTGGGCGGCCTGGGCGGCCTTGGCCTCCCGCGCGGCTTCGATCGCCGCGATCATCGCCGTCTTGCCGCTGCTGGCGCGTGGCGGCGGAAGCCCCTCGCGCCGCGCTGTTTCGGTGAGCTCGGCCTTCGTTTGCTCGCCGAGCGGCTTCACGACGCCGGCCTCCGCCTGGAGCCGTTCGGCCGTTTCGGCGATGCGCTCGGGCTCCAGCAGCGAGCCGGGATCCTCGTTCAGGCCGGCGGCGACCAGCGCTTCGGCGCGAAGCCGATGGTTGAGCGGGAGGCCGTGGGCGTCGAGATAGACGCCGTCCGGACGCGGCTCGGGCGGCGCCCATGCTTCCGCGGATGGTTGATTTTTGTCGCTCATTAGCTCACCTTCCTGATCAGACGTCCGGTCCTAAAGCTCACCATCCAGCTCAGCGTGCTTCCGCTGACGGACAGCATCCGAGCCCCCACATAATCGCAGCCGAGAGCCCCCTCCGGGTGGGTCCAGCCGAGCAGCGCGGCGATGACCTCGTCCTGCAGGCCGGCGAGCTGGTCGGACGCCCGATCCTGGTTGGCCGCGGCGCCCTCGATCATGATGACGACGCCGAAGCGAAACTCAGTCTTCTGGCTGTGCGCTCCTCCGTCCAGGCGGTTCGGCCCGGCAGTCTCGCCATCCGGCACCACGTAGAACGCCGGCAGGATCGGCGTGGTCTTAAGGGCCATGAGCTCAAGCACGCCGTGGACACGCTTGAGGCCTTGCTCCTTCAGCCGCTCGACGATCGGGGCGATCTTCATGCCGGCGCTCCACCCGGCTGCAGCGCGCCGCGGATATGGTCGGTCAGGATCTCCGCCATCGCGCCTTGGTCGACCTCGTCGAAGCCGACATAGGGGCGGGCCGGGATGAAAACGGACGACACGACACGGCCGCCGAAGCTCAGGGCCTTCTTGGCTTTGGCGCGAATGGTGCCGCCGAATTGATGGATGGCCGCGTAGACGGCGGCGCCGAACGAGCGCTCCGGGCCGACTTCCGCGAAATCCGGGCCATAGGCCGAATGGATCGAGCTCTTGAGGTCGCCGGTCAGGGTGAGTGTCTGCCCGCCCTCCTCGATCGCCCGTTGGCTGGGCTTCCACGATATTCCATCCGGACCCGACTCGGTCTCGAAGCGCCGCTTGGTCACGGCCTCGACGTGCACCGCGATCTCCTTCATCGCGGGCGTCAGGTCGCTCGCGCTCGCCGCAGCCTCCCGGAGCGCAGCCGTCAGATTCTCGCGGATCTCGACGCCGATCAGGATGCCCTGGGCCACGTCAATAATCGCTCAGGCCATCGGGATATTGGCGAGTGCCGGCCGAGACGGCGATCGGCGCCGAGCTGGGCGCTTCGGCGGGCGCCTCGAGCGCGGGCAAGGGCAGCTGGCCGGCGCCGATCCGCTCGAGCAGCTTAAGGGCCGCTTTGGCGGCGTCCGATACCCCTTCCGGAGCGCCGCGCGGGTAGAGCCTGGCGCGCGCCATGTCGGCGATCGCCGTCTTCACGACGGCCGGCGCCTCGACCAGGGGAACGGCATAGCGGTTGGCGATATAGGCGTCGGCGACCGCCTGCACGGCGGCCAGGGCGTTGACCAGGAGATCCCGATCGATGCGGCCGTCGCCGGCCAGGTCGGTCATCCTGACCACTTCCTCGAGGCCGAAATTTGCGACGAATTCGGCTATGGAGAGATAGCCGTCGCCGCCGTCCGGCATCGTCCAGGCCGCGTCGATCACCGCCGCCTCGAGCTCGGCCTCGCGGATCTCGCCGGCGGCGTCCTCGACCCGCGCGGTGACCAAGTAACGCTCGCCGTCCGTCCCGCCGATCAGGCTCACGAACAGCATGCCGGCGGCGAGCTCGCCTGCGACGGTCAGGTTGGCGCTGCCCGGGACCAGGTTGCGCTTCACGGACGCCACCGACACGATCGCAGCGATCGCGGCGTCCCCGTCGAATGCGACGTGCCGTTTCAGCTGCTCTGCAGGCTGTTTGATGTGCGTTTGCATGGCGCGCTACCTGCGGCGACGGGCGCGGCGATGACGACGACGCACGCGGCGGCTCAGGTGGAGACGGTTCGGCCGGAGGCGCCGCCTGGGGGGCCGGTTCTTGGAGCGGCGATTGCGCGGATCCGGCTCGCCCCAATCAAAGAGCTGAACGCGCCGTCGCGCCTCGCACGCGGTATATTGGTAGGTATGAGTCGGGCCCGCCGCGATCGCCGGCATGCTGAACATGCAGGCGGCGGCTAGCGCCACCCCGGCACGCCCCCCCAACAGCCCCACGGTCAGCCGGCCTTCTTGGCGCGACCGGCCTCGATCGCTGCTCGGATCTTGGCGAGATCCTTCACATTTGGATTGAGCCTGATTTTCTCGGCGGCGGCCGTGGCGCGCAGCTCGGCGTCATCCTGCTCCGCAAGCGGCTTCGGCTCGGTCACGGCGCCGGGCGGAGGCGGAGGTGGCGGAGGCGGAGGCGGAGGCGGAGGTGGCGGAGGCGGCGGCGGTGCTGCCTGGCGCGTGGCGCGAGCGACTGCCCCGAGGCCTACAAGGCGCTCGCCATCTGCGGCGTCCAGCTCGATCGTCCCTGAGGTGTGGCGCTTCCCGCCCTTCCGGACGGGCGAGAGGATGTCGTAAAGGGCCATGACTTGTCTCTCCAGTAGCTGTGAACGGTTCCGGGAGGGGCCGTGCGATCGGGCCGCTTTCGGAACCGGCGGGGCGGGCTGAGCCCCGCTCCCGCCGGCTATTGGATCGAAAGGCTCAGACGACGTCCTGGAACAGGAAGCCGGCATCGGGACCGACGACTTCCGGCGACCATTCGTCGAACACGTCGTTCATCCAGCTGCGCACGCCGCGCTCGAAATAGGCGGGCTGGACGAACGGGTGGTTGGCGAGGCGGTAGGTGTAGCCGAAGGCCGGGATGTTGATGTTGGCCTGGCCCTTCGGCGGAACGTAGGCGAGGATCGCGTCATCGCCCCAGACGTCGGAGCTCGCTCCATCGTCGTCGTCGAAGATCGCGTCGCCGACCAGCACCTCGGCGACGTCGAAATATTGGGCAAGCATGGCATCGGAGATCGCGGACGAGGTCGTGTGCTTGAAATTGTCCCTGATCTTGGGGTGGACGCGAAGCCGCGAGGCGACCTTCGCGCCCAATTCGAGCACAGTCGGGCGGCGGCCGCAGCGGCCGCGGATGACCTCCTTGGCGTCGTTGACCTGGGCGAGCGGATCGGAATCGTCGTCCGACCACAAGTCGTCGCCCGCCGGCGCGTCCTTGTTGCTCGCGGCATAGGTGGCGGCGTTGCGCGCCGCGGCGGCCTGCTGGATCTCGCGCTCGAGCGCGATGACGGCAAGGACCGTGTCGACGCTCATGGTCAGCAGGTCGATGCCGGGCACCTCCATCGCCTCGTCCATATGCTCGACGGGCGTCTTGCCGGCGAGCGCATATTGCGAGAGCTGAACCGGTTTTCCCTCATAGCCGAAGCTGACCTGGGCGATGCCGCCGCCGGGTGCGCGCCGGATCTTGTAGCGCCGGAAGGCCTCGCGGCCGAACTCGATCCGCTTCGCGGCGCGCGTCGGCATGGGAGCGATCGGCAGGAGCCGGTCGCCGATCAGGCCGGGCTGGCTGTAACCGCGGCTATGGTTGGTGAGGATTGGGTCAATGACCCGCGCCTGAGACGTGCTCATGTTCATCGTCGTCTTGCCCTTTGCTCTTGTCGGTTCCGGAAGGGGCCGCGGTTACGGCCGCTTCCGGAACCGGCGGGGGACAGGCTGGGCCAGCCCCCGCGCGGCGCCGGCCTTACAGCGCCAGCAACACCTCGATCTCCACACCGGCGGCGCTGGCCGCCTGCAGCGCGTAGCCGGCGATCTCGCCGACGCCGCCATGAGCGATCGCCTTGCCGGCCGCGTCGGTCTTGACCGGCGTCAGGCCCTTGGCGCCCAGCGCGATCGCCGCGCCTGCCTCGACCTTGGTGGTGCCGAGGACGTCGACCGGGAACGCCTCCCCGATCGCGGCGGCGTTGACCGAGACGCCCATCGGCTTGGCGCCGGCAACGTCGCACTGCGAGCCGTCGAAATCGACGAAGCGGGCGCGGGCGACCGCCACGGTGGCGACGCTGGTGAGGGTGAGGATCGGCTGTTTCTGCATCTTCGTCTTCCTTCGTGGCTGGGCCGGCTTGTCGGAGCGGTCCGCCAGGCGGGCAGCTCGGAGAAGCCGGCGGGGCCTGGCGCCCCGCCGGAACTCGGTTCGTCAGCCTCCCGCCTGCTTGACCGCGTCGAGGTAGCTGAGCTCCTTATTGGCGGCCTGAAGCTCGAGCGCCTTATGGTGGGTGGCCAGCTTCTCCGGGTCTGTCTCGTAGCCCGCGGGCGCGGCGAAGCTGGCCGCGCCGCCCTGCTCCTCTTCGGTCGCCGCAGCCGCCTCGCCGAAGTTGATGACGGGATGGGCGCCGTCGAACAGCTTCTTGAAGGCCGCGATCGGCGTCATTTCGCCCATGGCCTCGCCGAAGCTGACGGTCGCGGTGACCTCGAGCTCGTCCATGACGCCGACGACGAGCTCTTTGCCGGCCGGGGCGAGCTTGCCGGCGGCGACGAGCTGCTCAGCGAACGCCAGATTGGAGGCGTGAAGCGCCTGCCGCACGGTCGCGCTCGCGGTCTGTTCGCGCGTGGCAACGTCGGTCTCACGCGTGGCGAGGTCCGCCTCGCGGCGGGCGAGCTCGGCTTCGCGCTCGGCGAAGTCGACAGTGGTTGCGTCGGACATAGGTTTCTCCAGGGCTTGGGTTTCGATGGTGACGAGCCCCCGCTCTTCTTCGGCAAAATGGACGAGGCCGAGACCTTTCACGGACGGCGCCGCGGCGCCGAGAAAGCCGACATGCTTCAGATAATAGCTGCCGGGCTTCGGGTTGCCCGGATGGGTGGGCGGGTAGAAGCTCGCCGAGACCTTCGGATAGCGGCGGGCGCGGACGGCCTCCGCGAATGCGGGCTCCAGCGTGTCCGGATCCGCATCGGCGACAAGATGCCCGTCCTCAACCGCGAGGCTGTGCACCCAGCCGAACGCGGGCGCATCCAGCTTGGGGTGCCCGACGACCAATGGCGCGGGGTCGCTCGCCGCATCGTAGGCGAGCGCCGATCCTTCGAGATCGGCCTGGCTGAACTCCACGCTCTGTCCGTCGACAGCGGTAAAGCGACCAGGCTTGAAAATGCGAATGCGGGACGGCGTTGGCATGCCGCTTGGATAGGGGGAGCAGCTGAGACGCCCGTGCTTCCGCTTACGGACGCAGGGTGCGGCTAGGGCCGGCGCAGCATTGTGACGCGGGGAGCCGGCGGGCGCAAGCCGGGTTCGTTACGGCGCCTCATCGGCTTCGATCTCGGTGAAGACATCGAGGAACAGATTGCCGGTGTGCGGGTCCCGGCTGGCTAGCTTCGCCCGCTCGGCGGCGGCGGCGGCGGCGCGGCGCGTAGGATGCCAGCGTCCCTTTCGCGTCGGCGTCGTCCAGCGATAGCGCGGCATCAATGCACGAAGCCCGCGCGCTTGCCTTCTTGTTCGGCTTCTGTTCCCCTGCCGGCCATGTCGCGAATCGCTGACCCCTGTTGAAGGCGGTGATGTTCACCCGCGAGCAGCTGCTGTGCAAGGCCCTCCTCGCCCTGGAGGATGTCTGCGTGACTTGCGCGAGGGACCCGGCGCCCAAATCGTTGATGCTTCGCTTCATCCTGGCGTGGCTCTACCAGGAGAGTGGCGCTCATCCGTCCAACAGGTGGATCTTCGATAGCTTCTGGCAGGCGGTGACCAGGCCGCGCGCGACAGCTGACCATGATCGGTTCGTCGATGACTATTGCCGGACCACGAGCGCGCGGTCCGCGCTCAGCGGGATTTGCCGGGAAGTGGGGTACGTCGCCGACGTGGATTTCACCCAAATGATGGCCGATGCGCGCCGCGCTGCAATTCCGGGGGTCGGGGTAGACCTAAAATAGGGCCAGGAGGCTCTGTGCAGCCTGCCCACGCGTGGAGGAAGGCTGCGCCGGGGGAAAGTCGCCCCCCCCCGGGCCCGAACGCGCGCTGGTGGCCGCTTTTTCGGCCCTAGCGCCCGGCGTCGGATCGCCCTCGGTCGTAGGCTTCGCAGTCCAGCTGCAGCCGGCCGCGCTGCTCATCGCTCAGCTGGATGGCCCGGGCGACGCGATCGAGCCAGTCGGGAGAGCCCCGCTCGCGCTGTTCGCGCGCCTGCCCGCAAATGGTGCTGATCGCTGCGGAATAGGTGCTGGGTGCGTCCGCCGGCACCGGATCAGGCCTCGCCGACCGGCTGTTGCAGGCCGCGTTCACGACCCGCATGGCATGTCCCGGCGGCGCGAAGGGCCGCGCTGCCAGCCGGTGGTTCATCAGCTCGCGCCAGCGACGATCATAGATGGCGACGTTGCGGACGCGGAGCTGCCGAGCCGAACAGTCGACCTCGATCCGGCTGACATAGAAGACGTCCTCGCCGCCGGCCGCGCCGTCGATGCGGAACAGAATTGACCGGTAGCGGCCGTTGTCCAGGACGCTGTTGGTGTCGAGCCATGCCTGGCCGCCCTCGATCTGATAATGCTCCCAAGAAGGCGCCGGCCCGGCAGGCGCGACGAGCAGGGAGGCCAAGGCCAGCAACATCATCCTTTGTTCATCCTTCCGGCCTGCCTAAATCTTACGGACGATGCCGGCGACGCGGCCCACGACCTGGACTTCGCCATCGACCGCATGGATCGGCGAGACGGCCGAATTATCGCTGTTGAGCTGCAAGTCGCCACCCGGCCCCTGCCGCAGCCGCTTGATCATCCCCCAACCGCCATAGCTCATCGCCCAGATCCGGTCCTGCTGGCGCGGCGTCCGATCGGCCAGGTCGATAATGACCAGGTCGCCGTCCAAGATGGTCGGCATCATAGAGTCACCTTGGCCGCGGGCGACGATCAGTTCGGTTGGGGGCGAGGCAGTGAGGTTGCGCAGCCAGGAGCGGCTGAACGGCACTTGGCGCACAACCGGCCAGTCTTCGATCACCGAGCCCCCGCCCATGGAATAGCTGACCTCGACCTCCGGCAGCAGGACCGCGTCCAACTCCTCGGCCAATTCCAAGCGGCGCGCAGCGTCGGCCGGGTCAATCTCTGCGGGTTCGTCGCTGGGTACATGGCTTGGATCCAGCGCGAGATCCGCGCGCCAGCCTGGGAACGTCGGAAAGGCGGTGCGGAGCTTGTCGATCGTCGGCTGGCTGATCCTCGTGGTAGCCTTACCATTGAACGCCCGGAGGATCGTCGAGGGTGTGAGCTTGGCGCGCTGAGCTACCGCGCTCGGGGCCAGCTTCGCCCAGGCGCAAAGATTGCGGATCAGCAGGCGGTCGTTCTCAAGCCCCGTCATCCAGGCTTGGCTAGCAGAGCCCGGACTCTGGCGCTGTTTGCAAGATTGCAAATTATCGTTTGCATCGGTTAGCAATAATGCTAACCCAGCGGCATGGATCGCACCCGCCCCAACCGGAAGATCAGGCCCACGGACCTCGCGAAGCTCCTCGGCTGCAGCCTGCCCTACGCCAGCCAGCTCATCGCCGGAAAGCGGCCGCGCAAGGTCGCCACTGCCCTCCGGATCGAAGAGAAAACTGGTCATAAATTCGGCCCCATCGCGAACGCGACCGATGAAGAGGTCAGCCTGCTGCGCAAGTTCGGAGAGGTCGCATGAACAGGCGGCCTCCGATTGAAGAGCAGGGAATCTATTCGGCCCCGCAACATTGCGAAAGCCCAGATCGTCCGCTGCGGACTCGCTTCGGGACATTTGCCCGATGATGCCACCGGGGGGTCATCTTAGCGCGGCCGAGATCGCGGCGCTTCAGCTGCCGGGGCTGCCCGGCTCCAAGAAGGGCGTGTTGAACCGCGCCGAGGCCGAGCGGTGGAGCTGGATCGAGCGGAAGGGCCGCGGCGGAGGGCGGCTCTACGCCATCGCCGATTTGCCGGAGCAGGCCCGCGCCGTGCTGGAGCAACGGACGGCGAAGCTGATCCCCGCCAATCTCCGCCCGGTCGGCCGACCCCAAGGGTCGGACTTCTTCACGAGGAACCCCGAAATCGCCGACGCCGTAGAGGCGCTGATCGCCGAGCAGTCGCGGTCGGCCATGCGGGTGTTGGAGCTGCTATCGCGCAGATTCCACGTCCTGCCCTCCCGCCGCTCCCTCAGCCGCTTCATCGCCAAGCTGGAAACCGAGAAGGCCGCGCTATTGGCATCAACGCGCAACCCGGACCTCTTCAACAGTCGCTACCGGATATCGCTCGGCCGCGCCGATGGTTCGGTCACCCATGCCAACCAAGTCTGGGAGCTGGACACCACGCCCGTGGACGTTCAGCTGAAGGGCGGCCGCAAGGCGATCCTCGGAGTGATCGACCGCTACTCCCGCCGCGCCCGCTTCCTCGTAGCGGACAGCGAGAGTGGGCAATCCGTCCGCCGTCTCCTTATCGACACGATTCGGGCTTGGGGCGTGATGCCCGAGACCGTCATGACCGACAACGGCTCGGGCTACATCAATGGCTCGATCATCTCCGCCCTCGAAACCCTCGGCATCGAGCATTTCCGCTGCCCGCCCGGCAGCCCTTGGAAGAAGCCCTTCATCGAGCGGCTCTTCGGCACATTCACCCGCGAGCGCGCCGAGCTGCTTGACGGCTATTCCGGTCACAACGTGGCCGAGGCCCAGGCACTACGGTCCCGCGAGAAGAAGCGGACGGGCAAGGCGGTGATCCTGCCGAGCATGGAGGCGGACGAGCTGCAGGCGGTCCTCGATGCGTGGTTGGACGGCGTTTACCACCGCCGCGAGCATAGCGGGATCCGCGCCGCGCCGCTCGATCGCTGGCGCCAGTCATGCGGCCTCTCGACGAAAGCGCCCTCAGAGGACGTCCTCCGCATCGCCCTGTCCAAGCTGATCGGCTCGGCGAAGGTCGGCAAGCGCGGCGTCCAGTGGAAGCATGGCCGCTACTGGTCGCCGCCGCTCGCGCCGTGGATAGGCCGGATGGTCACCATCCGGCGCGATGAGGACGAGCTGGGCGCGATCTTCGTCTTCGACGAGAATGGCTCCTTCATCGACACGGCGATCAATCACGAGCGCGCCGGCATCTCCGAGGAGCAGTTCGCGCGCGCCGCTCGCCGGCACCAGGACGAGCACATGAACCAGGCGCGGGCGGAGCTGCGCCAAAAGCAACGCGCCTTCCGCTTCGAGGATGCGCGCGACCAACTGCTCCGCGACGATGCCCTTGCCGCCGGCAAGCTCGCCATCCTCCCCGGTCGAACGGAAGCGCGCTCCACGCCCCAGCTCGACAGCATCGCCACGGCCCCGGCCCCGGCGGTCCCCGACCAAGCCCGCCTTGATGACGCCATGCGCCGGACAGCGCCGAGGCGCGCCGCTGAACCGTCTACCGCGGAGAAGGTCGCCTGGGCCGATCGCATTCTCCGCGCCGAGCTGGCCGGCGAGGACGTCGATCCCGCCGAGCTGGCCCGGGCGCGGCTATTCGCTTCGACCACCGCCTACCGCGCCCAGAAGGCGCTCATGGCGCCCTTCCAGCCCTCAACCCCCACCCACGCCGCAAGGAGGCACTCCGCATGACCGATCTTTCCCTTCAGCCGAGGCTGGCGCTGGGCGACCGCCTCACCGCTGGCTTCGCCCAGCTCACCAATATGGCGCTGGGCCTGCAGACCTTCCTCGACTGCGCGGAAGCCGGTGCCGGCATGCCGCGGATCGGCGTCCTCTACGGCCATTCGGGTTACGGCAAGAGCGTCGCCATGGCCTTCACCGCCCAGCGTACTGGCGCGGCCTATCTCGAAGCCAAGTCGATCTGGACGCAGCGGTCCCTGCTCGAAGCGATCGCCGAGGAGCTGGGGATCACCATGCTTCAGCGCAGCGCGCCCCGGATCCTGCAGCAAGTTATCGACCAGCTGAACATGGATCCCCGCGGGCTGATCGTCGACGAGATGGATTACCTAGTTGGCAAGCAGCACGTCGAGATCCTGCGCGACATCCACGACGCCACGACCGTCCCGATCCTGCTGGTCGGCGAGGAAGCGTTGCCTCAGAAGCTGAAGAGCTGGGAGCGCTTCCACAACCGCATTCTCGTCACCACGCCAGCGCAGCCGGCATCGCTGGACGACGCGCTGAAGCTCCGCGCCCATTATTGCCCGCGGGTCGAGATCGCCGACGACCTGGTCGAACAGATCGTCACCGCCTGCCGGGGCGTCACCCGGCGCATCGTGGTCAATCTGAAGAACGCCGAGCGGCTCGCGATGGAGAGCGGCGCTGCCGAGATCGACGCGGCTTGGTGGGGCGGTCGCCCGTTCCAAACCGGCGACGTCATGGCGCGCAGGCTGGCCGCGTGATGGGCCAGAAGCTCACCGCCCTCGCCGATAGCCGCGGCGTCATCACCTTCCAGCACGAGCGGAAGGCTCCGGACGGCCTGATCTCCTTCGCCCGCGGATGGTCTAAGCCGCTGAGGGAGAATGTCGAGGTCAACGCGCGCCATGCCTATGACGGCAAGACGCTGCTCGTTCCGGGCATCCCCGAGGCTGAACACGACGACGACGCGCTCGACGCGCTGGAACGCTTCGGTCTGCTGATCAAGATGCGGCTCGACGGGCTGCAGGGATGGCCGTGATGGCCGCTCCGAACCCTCAGGTTGGCCCTAAGCTCTGGGACGCCCTGCGCAAAGCGCGGGCGCCGGCCTCGATCAAGGAGCTGCAGCGCTCGACGCCGGGCCGGCATCACCACCTGCAGGCGCGCCTTCGGGCCTGGGCAGACCTCGGCCTGGTCGAGGAGACGCCCGGCCAGCCGGGGCGCTTCGCTATCGCGCAGGGCGTGACCCAGCCTCGCCGCGAGGGTGCGTTGGGCGTGTTGGTCTGGCGGGCCATGAGGCGCCTCGACAGGCCGGTTAGCCTGCAGGAGCTGATCGCCGCGACGGGAGCCGGGGACCGCTCGATCTACTGCCGCCTGTTCCGCTGGATCCGCGACGGCCTGGTCGTGAGGATCGAGCCCCAGCCGATGCTCTTCACCCTGACGGCGCAAGCCCAGGACGTCGAGGCACCGCCCGAGATCATCGTCCGCAAGCCGCAAAAGCGGCCGAGCGCCCGCGCCCGCATTTGGGCAGCGATGCGCGTCCTAAAGCGGTTCGACGTCCCGGTCCTGATCATGACCGCGGAGGCAAACCAGCGCGCCTGCGCCGAGATGATCGGCTTCCTCTGCCGCGCCGGCTACGCGAAGCCGATCGCCCACCAGGTCAACGTCCAGCGCCGCGAGGGCTCCCACGCAATCATCCGCGACTATTCGACCTACGTCCTGCTCCGGAACACCGGCCCTCAGTGCCCGCGGGACTATCGTCCCAAGTCCGGAGGCCGGTTCCTCTTCGACCCGAACAACGGCCAGCAAATCGCACTGGTTTCGCGGCAACCCAAGCGCGCGCGGGAGGTCAACCATGGCCACTAATCTCGCTGCCTCAACTAACGTCGCCCGCGCCGTCATGGCTTGGGGAGCCGACATGCCGGCGTGGGTCCGGCTGCTCGCTTCCGCCTGCGACGCCACCAATCAACGCAAGGTCGGCGACCGGATCGGTCGATCCAGCGGCTACGTCAGCCGCGTCCTCAGCCGGAACTATGCCGGCAGCTACGAGGAGGCCGAGACGCTCGTCCGCGCCGCCTACGGCAACGAGGACGTGGTCTGCCCGATCTGGGGATCGATCCCGCTCGCCAGCTGCGTCCGCGCCCGCCGTCGCGAAGGTCCACCGCGCAACCACGCGCACCACCTTCACGTCGAGCACTGCCCCACCTGTCCGAACAACGGCGACCGGCGCGATGCCGGCCAGGAGAACTGACCATGCTCGTAGATCCTGTCGTTAACGAGCGGCTCTGGCTGCAGATGCCGGGGGAAGTGGCCAGCGCTCACCGCGTCGTCCTCGCCGGCCAGCCCTGCATGGCCGAGGTCCGCGGGCAGCGGACCCGCGCCGTCGCTGTCCGCAAGATCGCCGCAGCGCATGAAGGGGCGATCCTGGTCCCGCTTGCCGAGCTGCTCAACGCCGCGCCGCTCAGCGCCGCCGATCGCGCCGAATATGACCGGCTCGATCGCCAGCTCGCCGGCACCCACGGCGAGCGCCGCGCCCTGCGCGCTTTCTTCGGCCTGCTGCACCGCTCCGTAACCTACGGGGAGGCCTCGGCATGAAGCGCCAGATTTTCCCGCCGATCGTCGACGCGGCCCGCCGCGAGCTGCGCCTTGTTCCGGAGTGGCTGGTCGTCTCGCTGCTCAACACCTTCGTGATCGGCTTCGGTTTCGTGATGATCATGGCGGTTCTGCCATGACCGCCGGATCCCTTGGAGCGGGTAGCGCGGTGACCACGGCAGCTGCCATCGCGATCGCCGCCGCGAGCCAAGCCGCCGAGGCCACGGGCGAGCTGCTCGAATTCGCGCGGCATGGTCCACTGCACGCCAACTTCAACTTCACAGACGAGCCGATCGAGAAGCTCGCCGGCGCCTGCAAGATGGCCTTAGAGATCGAGCTGGCCAGCAGAAGCCTCGAGGAAGCCGAGAACCAGCTGCTCGGCGCGCTGATCCGCTTCCTCGAAGGATGGGCGGGATGAGCGGGGTCGTCGTCCCCTTCGTCCGGCGCCTGCGCCCCGATCTCTCCGGCCAGGTCCGGCAGCGCGGCTACGCGCCGATCTACCATCACGACCAGGTCAACCACTGCCCGGGCTGCACTCGCACCCAATGGCATGTCGGCCGCGTCAGCGCGGAATGCGCCTTCTGCGGCACCGCCCTCTTCTTCGTCGAACCGGCCCCCACCAACACCAATCTCGAAAAGGACGTTTGATGCCTCCCACCCGCCGCAAAGCCCCGCGCCAGCTGGCGCCCCAGACGATCGAGGAGGCGACCACGCTGCTCGGCCGCTATTCGGAGATCCTCACTTCGGTGGAGACGCTCCGCGCCGACGCCGACGCCGCGATCGCCCAGATCGAGGCGGTCCGTGACACCCTTGTCGCGCCGATCGAGGAGGAGGCCAAGTCGATCTTCTTGCAGTTGCGCGCCTGGTGGGGCGTCGCCGGCGGCGAGCTGACCGAAGGCAAGCGCAAGAGCCACGAGCTGGCCGGCTGCGTCCTGGGCGAGCGAACCACGCCGCCGAGCCTAGCGATCGGCAAGATGAAGACGGCCGAGGCGGTCGCGGCACTCTACCGCCGCGCCGTCGAGCTGCGCGACGAGGCGGAGCAGCGCGCCGAAGCAGCGGCCGAGGCCGATCGGATCCGCAAGCTCGTCCGCACGAAGATGGAGCTGGATAAGCCAGCCATCCTGAGGGAGCTGGCATCGAACGATCTGGGGCCGACCATCGTCGCGCTGGGCTTCTCCTCCCGGCAAAAGGAGGAGTTCTTCATCGACCGCGCGGCCCCCAAGCCTGCGGCCGTCGAGGAAGTCGCTGACCCAGCCGGTCAGCTGGAGAAGGCGGCATGAGGGATCCAGACCTCCTGCTCAGGATCGCCGATCGCATCCAGCAGCTGTTGCAGGGCGATGAGACGCCGGCGGCGGTCGTCAACTTGCTCACCGGGTCCTACGGCGCCCGATGCCGCTTCGCCAATGGCACTCACGAGCTGAAAGTCGCAGGTGTCACCATCACCAACACGGCCGGCGGGTATAATCTGCTCTCCGCCTGGTGCGGCAAGGCGCGCCGTATCGCCGCGGAGCTGGCGGGGCAATGAGCCGCCAATTTACCCCCCCCCGCTCACGGGGCTGGAGAGGATCGCGATCGCTGCGATTGCCCGGTCTGCCGGCGCCTCGATCGGCTCGAGCAGGATGGCGCGTGGCAGCGCCGACTGCTGCCAAAGGAGCGTGGCGATGAGCGATGAACGCAAGTTCTGCGCGGATCTCGCCGGCATCAATGCCGAGGTCATCCGACCCACCGCGCTCGCTGTCGCTGGCGTAGGCGTCGCCACTTTTGCGACCATCGATCAGGCGAGCGGCGAGCCCCTTTTCGGGATCGCCATTCGGCATGCGGACGGCGAGCTGCTGACGGCCATTCTGGACGAAGTAAAGGTCCACCGCCTGGCCGAGATGATGGCCGATTTTGTCGAGGCCCTGCCGGCGTTCCAGTCGGAGGCCCGTCACTGATGCTGCGGGTCCACATCATCGTCGTAGAGAGCCGCGAGCCCGTCCACATCCAGGCCGTTCGGCCGGCTGGCGCCACCGTGCGCGGCCATGTGGAAGTGCTTACCCTAACCGAGGTTCGGGCGATGGCGCCCGAGGATCTTCACGCCTGCGTCGACAGGGTTGCGTCAATGGTGACGGCATGAGCCGGCTCCGTCTCGCGGTCCTAGACTTCGTGCGCGAAGAGATCGCCGCGACGGGCTGCGCGCCGTCCTACCGGGAAATCCAGCGCCGCTTCGGTCGGCGTAGCCCGAGTAGCGCCCATGCCGCGGTGTCCAGCCTGGTCGAGGATGGCCTGCTCATTCGTGTTCCGGGCCGCGACCGCGGGCTTCGCCTTCCTGGTGCGGATCTCCGCGCCGTGCCGACCGAGAGCCTGCGTGCCGAGCTCGCGCGGCGAGAGGCGGAATGACGAGCGCGTCCGCCCGCCAGAGCGCACTTGAGCGCATGCGCCGCCACCGGGAGGAAATGCAGCTCGCGGTCGCCGAGGGCCTGTCGCTCGAAGCGGCGCGCGAACGGCTTGCCACCCTTCGAGCGCATGCCTCACGTCTCTACGTCGATCCGGCGCCGGAGTTGGTCCCGCCGGCCGGGCCTCAGGCGGAGCCTGTCCTCCAGTGGTGGCAGCGCGACTGATGGCCAAGGCATTCGGCCTCGTCGCCGGCAAGGCGCTCCGCACCGCGGCCGGCAAGGCAGACAGCCGCACGAAGCTGAACGGCGCCGTGCGCGCGGCCTGTCGGCGCCTGCGGATTTGCGACGAGGACCGCAAGGCCATCCAGCTCGAGGTCACCGGCAAGGCATCGCTGGCGGACATGTCGCTGCCAGAGATCGGGCTGGTGCTCGATCGCCTTAACCAGGATTATCGCGGTCCGATGGGGCACCGCGCCCATGTCGGCAAAATCCGCGCGCTCTGGTGGACGCTCTACTGGCTCGGCGCGGTCGACGAACCGAACGACCCGGCGGTCGACACGTTCGTCGAGCGGCAGACCGGCAAGGCCCGCATCCAGTTTCTGGGTCACCAGGAGGCGTTCCGGGTTATCGAGGCGCTGAAGGCGATGGCGGGCCGTAATGGCGTGGTCTGGCCCTCCCAGGCGCGCCTGGCGAGCCTCGTGCCCACCAACCCCGGCTTGACCCTTGCCTGCCTCGAACGCCACGCCGTCCTCGAGGCGATCGCGCTCAAGCTGCGCCAGGCCGGCCGGCTCCAGGCCGGCTACGAGACCTATTGCCAGCGCGCGCTCGGGCTGGGGCTCAATCATTGGTGCTGGGACGCGCGCCAGCTCGACGGCGCCATCCGCCTGCTCGGTAAGCTACTGCGCCGCGCCCTGGACAAGAGAGGCGCGGAGGAATGACCCGCGCTGACCATGATTTCGCCGGCTATGCCGAGCTGCCGATCCCGGAGGACGCGAGGCCCGGCCCTGGCTGGACGGATCGGATGCTGGAAATGGCCGAGCATATCGGCGCCTACCGCACGCTCCAGCTGATCGACCGCTTCGGCGGCATGCGGATCTACATCCCCAAGGATCCGGAGCGCGGCAAGGCCTATGGCAGGCGCGGCTCGATCGTCGATGTCGTGGGGATCGGCGTCGCCGCCAAGCTGAGCGCCGTCTACGGCTCCGAGTATTTCCACTTCCCTACCGCCAAGGCGGCCGTCAATCGTGCGAAGCGCGCACCCATCCTCGCGGCGGTGCGCGACGGGACGATGACAGGCGCCGCGGCCGCGCGTATGCTCGGCACGGCGCGGCCCTATTTGTCCCACCTCGTCAACGAAACCGACGAGGGCAAAGGCGGCGGCGCGATCGTCAGGCGCGCCGACCCCGAACGCCGCGACCCCTCCCAAATGGATATGTTCGGCGACGACGAGGGGCCCTGACGGGGTCCGCTGGCGGAAGCCCGGTCACCGCCGGGGAAACCGCCATGAAGATGCTGTTGCAACAGCATTTTCGCGAGGGCTTTCGTGTCCTGGATTAACATCATGCAGGCCATCTGGCCGATCGCGGTTAGCATCCTGCCGCTGATCGTCGGCGCCGGCTTCCTCTGGCTGAAAACGCAATTCCCGACCAAATCGGAGCTGGCGGCCCTCGAAGGCGAGTTGGTGAAGAAGCTGGATGGCCACCTGGGCCGCTTCGAACGCGGCTCCGCGAAGTTCGCCGAGCATGACCGCCGCCTCGCCTTGGTAGAGGAGGATTGCGAGAGCGCCCCCAGCAAGAATGACCTCAACCAGGGGATCACCGTGCTGGCCGGGCGCATGTCCGGCATGGAGAGCGGCCTCAAGGGCGTCGAGCGGCAGCTCAACACCCAGCACGACTACCTCCGGACCCTGATCGACCAAGGGCTCCATCAGGGCAAATCGCAATGATCGCCCCCGTCATCCTTCCGATCGTGCGCCGCGCGATCCTCGACCTGATGAACGACGTCGGCGGGGAGCATAATGAGGACGTTCTAACCCAACTCCTCGCGTCGCTGGGTCACCGCGTGGCGCGCCGTGACGTCGCCGAGCAGCTCGGCTGGCTGGACGTCACTGGCCTGGTCCGGTCCGAGAGTCTGGGCCCGTATGTCGTGGCGCGGATCCTCGCCGATGGCCGCGACGTCGCGGAAGGCCGGCTCACCGTCGAGGGCGTGTCCAAGTTCAAGACCGGGGATTGAGCCATGGGAGGCAAATCCTCGATCAAGGGCCTTCCGGAGCCCGTCCGCTTCGAGGTCGACGCGGCAATCAAGCGCGGCGCGACGATCGATGAGATCGTGTGGATGCTCAAGGGGCTCGGCGCCGACGTCTCGCGTTCGGCGGTCGGCCGTTACTCGAGGCAATATGCTGATCTCGCCGCGCGCCAGCGCGACATGTCGTCGATCGCCACCGCCTTTGCCGGCGAGTTCGGCGAGGCCGACGATATGCAGGGGCGCTTGCTGATCCAGCTGGCGACCACGATCGCCACCCGCATGGTGCTTCCGGTCGCCGCCGGCGACGACATCGAGCTGGCCACCAAGAGCCTCATGGAGCTGGGCCGCGCGGTGAAGGATATCACCTCCGCCGCGAAGATTGACGTCGATCGGGAGGCGAAAATCAGGTCCGAGGAGGCCGCCCGCGCCCGTTCCAAGGCCGCCACCGATGCGGAGGCCGCGGGCAAGGCGGCGGGCGCCACTCCCGAGACCATCGACCGCATCAAGCGCAGCATATTGGGGATCAGCTGATGAACGAGCTTTCCGCGCGCCAACGAGCCCTCCTGGGCTTCCTCGCGGCCTATTATGGCGAGGGGTTCACCCCTGATGTGCGGAGCACGTTGCCGGAGGCGGTGCTGCCCGATCTCGATGCACTGATCGAGTGCGGCCTCGTCGAGGTCCGCTTCATCCCGCGGCCGCCGTCGATCACGGCCTTAGAGCCGCCGCCGAAACCGCCACCTGCGCCGGTCGCCCCCCGGGGCCGCAAAACCCCTCTCCCCAGGGCAGGAAAGTCAAGCGATTCTGAGGGCGCGTCAAGCAGGGCGTGTGCATCGGTGAGGCGGCCATCACCCGCCCGGCGCAACCTTGGCGGCGGCTGGACGGAGGAGCGCAAGGCAGCCTTCATCGCCGCACTCCGGCCCGGCGAGGGCATTGGGGCGGCCAACGTGGCGGTCGGGCTCAAGGTCGACAGCACCGCGCCATATTCGGTGAAGCGCGCGGATCCCGCATTCGCCGCGAGGTGGGACGAGGCCCGGCGCCGGCCCACGGCACCCGCGTCGCAGGCGACCGCAGAAGCGCAGCCCGCCGCAAAAACGCCGCCGCGCGATGTTCCGGCACCTGCGCCGCCGTCGCGGGCGGCAGCGGCGGTCGCCCCCCCCCGGCTCTCGGACGCCGCGATCGCCTCGGCCGCGCTGGCGAATCAGGAGGAGAAGGAGCGCATCGCCGCCATGCGGCCGCCCCTGACGGCGGCGATGGCGCAGACCGAGCTGCAGCGCAGGGGCCGCACCGTCTACCGCGCTTCCGTCACCGGCGGCCCCAAGGGCTGTTGGGTCGTCTCAGGGCTGGGCAAGGAGGTCACCGAGGCGCAGCTGATTGCCGAGGCTCAGCGCGTGCTGGGGCACGTTAAGGCATGAGCGAGCCGATCATCATCGTCACCGGTCATTGCGCGCCAAGCCGCTTTGCCCCCCCCCGGTTCGATCGCCAATATGGCGCTCGGCCTCGCGGACCACGCGCGCACTCTCGGCCTGGTGGTGGTCCGCATGCTCTCTAGCCGCGTTCGCCGGTCCGCCTCGAAGCACCTGCAGCTGCGCGACGGCAAGGCGCGCGACTGGTTCATCAGGATCTCGGACCACCGGTCGCCCGCGGGCACCGGCTATAATCGGCCGCATTTCGACTTGGTCAGCTTCGACGGCCAGTCGGGCTTCGACCAGGCGATCGACTTTCTGGATGGCATCGCAATGGGCGTTCGGTCCTGGTCGCCTTCCGAGCGAGACCGCCAGCGCCGCGGCCATCACGTCCGCGGCCAGAAACACAAGCCGGGAGGGTGCAAATGAGCCTGCCCGCCGGCGCACTCGGCGCGCTGCCCGACCTCACACCGGTCGAGGAGCTGCCGAACGTCCTACTTCCCTATCAGGCCGAGGGCATCGAACTCAGCCACGCGAACGACCTTTTCGTAGAGGAAAAGTCGCGCCGAACCGGCTTCACCTATGCCTTTGCTGCGGACGCGGTGCTCACCGCATCGCCGGCCAAGCGCCCACAGAATTTCTACTACATCTCTTACAATCTGGACATGACCCGTGAATTCATTGGCTATAGCGCCGGCTTCACGAAGGACTTCAATCAGGCCGCCGCGCAGTCCGACGAGTTTCTGTTCGACGACGGGTCGGAGAAGGGGATCAAGGCCCTTCGGATTGATTACCCATCAGGAAAATCGATCGTTGCGCTGTCGTCCCGCCCGCGCTCGCTACGCGGCATGCAAGGCGTCGTCCTGATCGATGAGGCCGCCTATCACGACGATCTGGAGGCCATGCTGAAGGCGGCGCTCGCGCTGATCATGTGGGGCGGCCGTGTCATCATCATCTCCACGCACAACGGGGCCGACAACAAGTTCAATGAGCTGATCGAGGAGATCCGTGCTGGCAAGCGCAAGGGCGTCGTCCACCGCACGACGCTGGACGACGCGATCCGCGACGGCCTGTTCAAGCGCATCTGCCTGGTCACGGGCAAATTGTGGTCGCCGGAAGCGGAAGCCGCGTGGGTGGCTGATCTGCGCGCCACCTATGGCGAGGCCGGCGAGGAAGAGCTGGACTGCGTGCCGGCCAAAGGTTCCGGCACCTATATGACCCGCGTTGCGATCGAGGCAGTCATGTCGGCCGAGCTACCGGTTGTCCGGCTCACGCTGCCCAACGGCTTCGAACTGCAGGACAAGGATATCTGCACCGGCTTCATGGCCGAATGGCTGGGCGAGCACCTCGGGCCGCTACTCGCACGCTTCGATCGGACACGCCGTAGCTATTTCGGGCAGGATTTCGCGCGAAGCCAGGATCTTTCGATCATCGCTCCCGGTCAGGAGACCGCCAATCTTCTGCTCCAAGTGCCGTTCATACTGGAAATGCGCAACGTGCCATTCCGTGAGCAGAAACAGACCCTGGATTATATCGCCCGCGGCCTGCCCATGTTCGCGGCCGCCCACATGGACGCGCGCGGCAACGGGCAGCAGCTGGCCGAAGACATGCGCAGGGATTGGGGGGCCGACCGGATCGAGTCCGTCATGGCGGTGCAGAGCACCTATCTCGAGCGAATGCCGCGTCTGAAGGCAAGGATCGAGGACCGGACGATCATCATTCCCCGCAACGAGGGCGTGCTCGACGATCTCAAGCTCATAAAGCTCGTGAAAGGCGTGCCGATGATCGTCGACCGCGCGGACGACCGCGCCGATGGCTCGAAGAACAAGCGGCACGGAGACGCCGCGATCGCGCTGATGAACCTCGTCGCCGCCGTGCTCGGGGCGAAGGGCCCGATCGATTTCCATTCGACTGGATCGCGCGCGGCGCCGGCCGGCGACTTCATCACCACCAGCCACGGGTTCGGCACGATCGCCCGCGGCGACAACGCCGGAGGCTTCCATGTCTAAGCCGCCACAGCGCCGCGCCCGCGGCCGCGGCATCATCAAGGCCGAGGGTGCGCAGTCCCTGGAAGGCGTGGTCGTCAACCAGGAGATCGCCACGACGCATGACGGCCGCGACATCACCCGGCCTTGGGTCCACGAGCTCGAGGAGTTTCGCGACGTCCGTCTGCAGGGGGCGCTGGATTGGGGCGTCTATGACCGCATCCTGCTCGACGATCAGGTCAAGTCCTGCTTCGAGCAGCGCCGCAGCGCGGTCGTCTCGCGAGAGTGGAACGTCCTTTCGGGCGATGACTCCGATCCGCGGGCGAACGCCGCTGCCGAGGCGCTCGAGGCCAACCTGAAGGAGGTCGGCTTCGACAACGTCACCGACAAAATGCTCTATGCCACCTTCCACGGCATTTCGGTCGCCGAGCTAGGCTGGGGGGCGTGGCGGGGGATGATCGGGTGGGTCCGGAATGGACGCGCTCGACCGATCCACGTCCGCCACGCCCGGCGCTTCCGCTACGACAGCGAAGGCCGGCTGCGACTGATCACACGCGGCAACATGATGGGCGAGGTTCTGCCCGAGCGCAAGTTCTGGGTCGTAAGGACCGGCGCGAGCAACGATGACGAGCCCTACGGCCGCGGCCTTGCCGAATGGCTCTATTGGCCGACACTGTTCAAGCGCAACGGCATCCGGTTCTGGAATATCTTCCTCGACAAGTTCAGCGTCCCGCCGGTGAAGGGCGTCTATCCGCGCGGCACGTCCGAGCCCGAAATCCAGAAGCTGCTCGCCGCGATGATGGCGCTCGCCAACGACAGCGGCATCGCGGTTCCCGAAGGCGTGGTGCTGGACTTCATGCAGGTCGCGACCAACGGCATCGACTTCGAGAAGATGCCGGCCTTCATGGACGCGGCGATCGCCAAGATCATCCTCAGCCAGACGATGACGACGGAAGACGGCTCCTCGCGCGCTCAGGGGCAGGTCCATGCCGGCGTGAAGCAGGAGCTGATCATCGCCGACGCCGATCTCCTCACCGACAGCTTTACCGAAGGCCCCGCGCGCTGGTTCACCGATATCAATTTCGGGACCGACGTCGCCGCGCCGATCGTGACGCGCCAGGTCGAGGAGGAGGAAGACACCAAGACGGCCGCCGAAACGGACGCAGCGCTCGACGCCATCGGTTATCGGCGCACCGAGGAGAGCTTCCAAGACGTTTACGGCGACGGCTACGAGCGCAAGCCCGAGCCGCTCCCTGTCGATCCGGAAGCGGAGCCCGCCGCGACCTCCGGCGATCGCCCCAGGCTGCGCGCCGTTAGCTTTTCCGAGGGCGGCGCCGGCGACATCGTCGACCAAGCTGTCGGCGAGATCATGGCCGACGAGGGCTGGCGGCAGGTCGCGGACGAGCTGGGCGTCAATGAGCTCATTGCCGAGCTCACCGCCGCATCGAGGCCGGAAGCCGTCGCGGCGATCCTCGCCCGCGAGGCCGAGATGGGCGACATGGGCCCGCTCATCGACCGCCTCGAGCGCGCCGGCTTCGCGGTGCGGATGGCCGGCGCAGCGGGAGCCGATCGGTGAGCGGCGCCTTTGCCTTCGGCGACGATCTCCTTCCCGGATTGGCAAAGCTCGTCGAAGAATGCGGTGAGGTGCTTCAGGTCGCCGGCAAATTCATGATGACGCACGGTAGCCGCGCTCATTGGTCTGGCGACCTGCGGCGCATGCTATTAGAGGAGGTCGCCGACGTCGAAGCCGCGATCGTCTTCTTCACTCGACACAATCTAGATGACCAGGAACGGCGGGATATGTCGCGCCGAGTGAGCGCGAAGGTCGCCAAATTCGAGGGGTGGCACGCTGATATGGGCGCCGACCCCCCTCCGGACTTACGCTGATCGCGATGGCTGAGATTGACATCCGCCCTCTGATCGGCCTGCCGCCCGACGACACTCGCCGGGCTTTCGACGCGCGGGGCGAGCTGCGCACGACGGTCAAGTGGCACGAAATGTGGCAGGGCGAGCATGCGCGCGCCTTCACCGTCGCCAAGGTCGCGCGGCTCGATCTGCTCGACACGATCCGCAACTCGTTGGCGGACGTCTTAGCGAACGGCGGGACGTTCGAGCAGTGGAAGGCCAACATCATCCCCGATCTGCAGCGGGCCGGTTGGTGGGGCCGCGTCGAGGACCGCGAGCTCACTGGCACCAGCGCCCCCGTCTTCGTCGGACCTCGCCGGCTCGAGACAATATTCCGGACCAATCTCCGCGTCAGCCGCGCCGCCGGTCAGTGGGCGCGCATCCAGGACCGCAAGGACGTCGCGCCCCACCTCCGCTACTCAGCTGTCATGGACGGGCGCACCCGACCGCTTCATCGCCTCTGGCACGGCACGATCCTGCCGGTCGACCATGCGTGGTGGGACACCCATTTCCCGCCATGCGGATGGAATTGCCGCTGCGTCGTGGTCCAGCTCAGCGAGCGCGATCTCCGCGCCAATGGTTGGGAAGTCAGCAAGACGCCGCCGAAAGAGGGCGCGCCCCGCGCCTTCTGGCGCGCCGGGTCCGAACGCCCGGAGAGCGTGCCCGCCGGCATCGATCCGGGGTGGGCTTACAATCCGGGCAAGGCCAGCATGCGCGGGATGGCGGAGACCGCGGCGGCGAGCCTCGCTCGCACTGCTGAGGCGGACCTCGCCGGCGCGCGCGCCGCGCTGCGCGAGCTGGTCGACTCGCCGAGCTTCCCCCACGCCCTGGACGAGGCCGGCGCCGCTTTTCCGGTGATGCTCCTCGACGATGAATTGCGCGGCGCCTTGGGCGCCCAGAGCCGCGTAGGCATGCTTTCCGCCGAGACGTTCGCCAAACAGCGCCGCAGTCACCCGGATATCGGCGTGGCCGAGTATCGCCGGCTCCCTGAAATAGGCGCGGCACCAGACCTTGTCTTCCGCCAGGACGACCAGCGGCTCGTGCTGATGCGTTCGGCGGATGGCCGCTGGATGAAGGCGGTCGTCAAGGTCACCGCCGATCGAGGCGAACTCTTCGTCACCAGCCTGCAATGGGCAAGGGCGCGCGAGATCCAGCGCCTTCGCCGCCGTCACGCTCTCGTCTTCGGCCAATGGGTCGGCGCGATCGCCGCCCTCATTGCTGCGCAAGTCGAGGAGGATCTGGCCGAAGGCCCCGAAGAGGAGGGCGCTGAGATATGAGCCACCCCTGTCGTATTCCTGACTGCGTACGGCCCGCCAAGGACGGTCAGTTGATGTGCCTGCCCCACTGGCGGCGCGTACCGCGCGCGCTCAACCGGGCGATCTTCGACACCTATGCCAACGGCCCGCGCGATGCCTATCGCGCCAACGTCGACGAGGCGGTCCGCGTGATCCAAGCGAAGGAGGCTGAGGAGCAATGATCCTGCTCGGCCCCGACGACGAGGAAGACCAGGGCGTCAACGATCTGGCTCTGGAGAGGCGACGCGCGGCGAGGACTGCCGATCCCTCGCGATGCGCTCCGGGCGAAGCCCGTGCTACGGCAGGCAGGTTCACCGTGTCGCGCGCGTCGGTTGATGTATATACCCGCTCTAAGCGGATGCTTCAACCTGACGCGGAGGATCAGAATGACAGTTCCCCAGCACCTAACAGCCGCTTCGCGGGGCGTGGCGAGGACGGTGAGCACCGAACTCGAAAAGGGCGAGATGGTCGAGATCAAATGCTCGCTGTGGAGCGACTTCCAGCGCGTGGCTTCCGTGCAGGCGTCCGGCTCGGAATGGGTGCAGGTCATCCTACACGCAATGCCCGACATGAGGTATGCAATCCCGGTCTCCTCAATAGACGGGTTCCGGTTTCGTCGCCCCGACGAATAGGCGTCGCCCGCGCGGAGTACGGACAATCGCCTTCCGCCGCGAGGCGGGAGCTGGGGCGTTGGCGCGCCCCGAGCCGGCGGCATCGACCCGCCATGAGCCAGCTGTACCAGGCTGGAATCACCCCGCCCCCCGCGCACGGAGGGCGAGGCAATAGGAACTTCCTACTCATGGAGTCGAGTCCACCCGCCGCCGTCAGGTGTGCGAGCTGCCGCGCCCTGCTGTTCAAGGCCGGCCGCGACGCCATTTCCGGCGTCATCGAGATCAAATGCCGCCGATGCGGCACCATCAATTCTATGAGGCCACCGAGCCCTTCAGAGACCGCCAGCAGAGCGGCGCTAGGGAGTTTACCGTGTGGACCTACCTGCCCAATTCGAGCGCGAACCGGATGATTTCCGAGGCGTCTCACTATGCGCCGGCTATGGCGGTCTCGATCTCGGCCTTCACATCGCCGAGCCCCGATATCGGACTGTTTGTTTCGTCGAGCGGGAAAGTCACGCGGCGGCCGCTCTCGTGGCCCGGATGGAGGACACGGCCCTGGGCGAGGCGGCTGTCTGGGACGACCTTAGATCCTTCGACGGCCGAGCGTGGCGCGGCCGAGTTCATCTCGTCACTGCCGGTTATCCCTGCCAGCCCTTCAGCGTCGCGGGGAAGAGAGGCGGAGCGGCAGACCCGCGGCACCTCTGGCCGGACGTTGCGCGCATCGTCGACGAGGTCGCGCCGGAGTGGGTCTTCTGCGAGAACGTGGAGGGGCACCTGTCGCTGGGCTTTGCCGACGTCGTCGCTGACCTTCGACGCTTGGGCTACTCGACAAAGGCGGGACTGTTCACGGCGCGAGAGGCAGGTGCTCGCCACCGCCGGCGCCGGCTGTTCTTCCTGGCCCACGCCGACGGCATCCGACGCAGGTTATTTCCCGGACCTGGTCGTCAGCGCAGGGACGCTAAAGACGGTCTCGCCAATCGACATCGCGGAGGGGAGCGGGGGCCAGTTTGCGCTGAACGAGGCAGCCCGATCATGGACGATGCTGTGGTTGACGCTGGAGGCGATCGGCTGGAGCTATTCCGCGACGGCCTGCCCCTCTTCGCTCCCGGTCCGGGTGAGCTTCAAGCATGGACGCGGCTCCTTTCTGAGCGGCCTGACACCCAACCCGCAGTTCTACGAAATGGTGATGGGATGGCCGATCGGATGGACCGCACCAGGGGCGCCGGTAACGGGGTTTGCAGCTTGGCTGCTGCGCTCGCGTGGGCTGTTCTCAAGTCTGCTTTCGGGCGTGATGGCGGGGGAGGAGGGGGAGCCCTGA